TTAGGCGGTTCCGTCGCGGGCCTCACGGCTCCCAGCGGGGCCGCTTTTTTCGCCCTCGTTCCCGTCGAAATATGTCGAGTAAATAGATTCTTTTTTCTCCTCGACGTGGCGCTTGTACTTGAAGTAAACGAGGTCGAAGATCTCTTCCCTATGGGACGGAGGGAGGAGCCGGTACATGGCGACGAGATCCACCTCGTCCTCGGACAGCGGAAGGCCGTCACAGGTGAGCCCCTGGGACGCCTTGATCTCGTCCAGGCCCCGGAGCTCCGTCGGCGGTTCACTCGTTTTTTCGGGCGACAGTTCGAGCAGGTAGTCGGCGGACACCTCGAAAAAACGGGCAAGGGCCGCGAGGGCCACATACCCCGGCTTGCTCCTTCCGATCTCCCAATCGCCGATATTGCCCGCAGATACGCCGATCTCCTTCGCGAGCTGGGTTTGAGACACCCCTTTTTCAGTTCGGAGCGTCTTGAGAATACTTGAAAACACAAAAACCATCCTCTCGTAAAAACGGTAATTCTCCCGTAAAACTACTTGACATTCTCGTATTTACGGGTTACAATAAAGCAGGATTAAAAATTTAAGCAAATCAAGCATAGCACACCACCCACCAAAAGGAAAGGCCAAAGGAGGCGGCGGTAGAGTAAAAGCGAGCGGCGAGGGCCTTCACCCCCTTTACCTCAATTCGTTTCCGGCGTCACAAACTGGACACAGCACCACACGGCGGACACCTCGCCGCCGGATGGGAGCGCCGCAAGAGCAGCACCGATGCTTCGATACTCTACAGAGCGAAGCATAGCGAAAGAAGTCGAGAGAGCTCGCGCGGTTCGGGTCGGCAGGTGCGCCAACACCCCCGGCCCGGTTAGAGGAAGTCGTTCTAAGTTTCATACAAGTCGGCCCTCGCCGTTCGCTTTTACTCTACCATATACCGCACCGAAACGCAAAGGAGGCGATCTCTTTGAGACGCGGCAAGAAGCCAACCAGGAAGCAGAAGATCCGGCTCGGACAAGCGGGCCTCTCGCCGGAGAACTGGCTCGTCGTGAAGCAGAAGCAGAACGGGGAGCTCGTCATCCTCCACAAGCACACGGACACGATCCGGGTCGTCCCTCCCCTGGGACAGTGACCCCCACACACAGAAAGGAAGGAACAGCAGCATGAGAAAGATGAAGAAGATCAACGGCTACCTCGTCGTCAAGTTCAACGCCCGGGAGCTCCGGGAGTACGAGGGGACGGCCCTCGGCGAGTATGGCGTCATCGACGCCGAGCTCTACACCGGCATCCTGGACGCCGCCCGGAGATGACGCAAGAGGAGCTCGACGCGGTTTGTGAGAAGTGCTCCCTCGAGCGGCTGGCGAACGAGGCCGACGGGCGAGATCTCCGAGCCCGGGAGAAAGCCCTCGGGGCGCTCTATGGGCTCGTCGACCGTATCCGAGACCGAGAGAGCAGCGTCGAGGCCGACCGGGTCGGCGCAGAGGCCCGGGCCTATCTCCGGGCGCTGGCGACTGTCCAGGTCATCACGGAGCGAGAGCGGGAGTCCTTCGCCGCAGCCATTGAGGACGCGGTCAAGGCCCGGACGGCTCCGGCGGAGCGGACGACCTTCGAGCACCTTCACCCGGATCTCAAGCGGCACCGGGAGACGGCGAAGATCTACGCCCTGGGGCTGGCGCTGGCGGAGAAATGCCTGCCCAACGATTGCCGGGTGTACCTCAACATCTTCAACGCGGCCCGGGAGCTGGACGCAGCCCTGGACAACCTGGACGCCGACGGCGCTCCGGCGCTGGCCTTGCGGAAGGCACTCCGGGAACGGGTCGGAGAGCTGGCGGAGATGATGGAAGACAACTACGCCGTCGAACAGTACCGGAAGGGAGGCGGGGCGAAATGAGAGCGGAGCTCAAGCGAGCCGCCGACCTCGTCGCCTTCCAGCGGCGCGAGGCCCTGTCTCGGAAGCGGCTCTCGGGAGACCCCCGGAACCCCTTCCGCCCCCGGTATGGCGCGGAGCTGACCTTCGCCGCCGCGTCACAGGAGGCCGAGACCCTGGGCTATATTCTCAAATTGCTTGAGAAGGAAGCGGCCCGAGAGTGTGCGAGGCGGGTCTTCCCCACGCTGGACGCGATCCTCGACTTCGTCGTCGGCCTGGGCCTCATGGCCCTCGGGGGCCTGGGGCTC